GGCGGTGTCGGTCATGCGCGCCGCTTGGATTGACATACAACTTTGCGGCATCAACTTCTTTACCGAGAAAGGGCCGCGGGCCAACCCGTCGATTGCCACATGGATGAAGGCGAAGGACACTCTCGTGCAGATGGCCGACCGGCTCGGGCTCAACCCCGGAAGCCGCGTCAAGCTGCAGGTGCCCAAGCGGGACGACGACAACCCGCTGGCGTCGAGCAAGTTCGCGGGCCTGTTGGGCGCCGCTCCGACCGCATCATTGCCTTCATAGAGCGGCTGCGCGTTCCGTCCGGCATCGGCCAGGGCGAGCCGATGATCCTTCGCGAGTGGCAGCGCGAGTTTATTCGCAACGTCTATGATCCTGTCGGCCCCGGTGGTCGACGCAGGGTGCGGCGCGCGCTGCTCAGCATCGCCCGCAAGAACGGGAAGACGGCCCTCGCCGCGGCCCTTGTGCTTGTGCACTTGGTCGGCCCCGAAGCCAAGATGAACGGCGAGGTCTACTCGGCCGCGAGCGATCGCGCCCAAGCCGGCCACATTTACAAGATGGCCGCGCAGATGGTTGCGCTCGATCCGGAGCTGCAGCAACTCTGCAAGCCGCTCGACAGTATCAAGCGGATTGTCTGCTATCACCTCGGCTCGTTCTATGTCTCGCTCAGCGCCGACGCTCGCCGGCAGCACGGCTTCAACCCGACGTTCGTGATCTATGACGAGCTGGCGCAGGCCCTCGATCGCGAGATGTTCGACGTGCTGACAAGCTCATTCGGCGCGCAGCCCGAGGGTTTGTTCTTGGCCATCTCGACGCAGAGCAGCGACCCGCTGCACGTGATGAGCGAGATGGCGGACGATGCGATAAAGCAAGCGGCGGGCACGCTCGACGATCCGAGCTTCTACGGCAAGGTGTACGCCGTGCCGGACGACGCCGATCCTTACGACGAAAGCGTGTGGCACCTCGCGAACCCGGCCCTCGACGACTTCCGCGACCTGGGCGATATGAGGGCTTTCGCCGCCAAAGCCAAGCGCTCGCCGGCGGCCGAGGCGGCGTTCAAGAACCTCTATCTCAACCAGCGCGTCGACGGCACGCAGGCGTTCGTCAACTCGATCGACTGGCGGGCGTGCGGCACGGCCGTGGTCGATGAAGAGGAGCTTGCCGGGCTCGAGTGCTACGGCGGGCTGGACCTGTCGAGCCGGCACGATCTGTGCGCGCTCGCTCTCGTGTTCCCACGCAAGCGCGCCCCGTGGGCGGTCCGCATGCGCTTCTGGTTGCCCAAGAGCGATATCACAGAGCGCGAGCGCCGGGACGGTGCGCCGTATCGCGTGTTCGCCAAGGACGGGCACCTCACGCTGCTCGAGGGCCGGTCGCTCGACTACGCCCGCGTCGCGCTCGATCTGCAGGAAGTGACGCAACGTTACAACGTTGTTAGTGCGGCATTTGACCGCTGGCGCATTGAGGACTTGAAGCGGGAGCTTTTCAACATCGGCCTCGACGAGAGGAAGCTACAACTCGTGCCTTATGGCCAGGGCTTCAAAGACATGTCGCCGGCCATTGAAGCGCTCGAGACGGCAGTGCTTGAGCACACGATCGCCCACGCTAATAATCCTCTCTTGACTTATTGCATGAGCAATGTATCTGTCTTCCGCGATCCTGCCGGCAACCGCAAGTTCGATAAGCGCTCTCCGAACAAGCGAATTGACGGCGCCGTCGCTTTAGCCATGGCGCTTGGCAACGTATCCCGCACCGTTGTCGAGCCGAAGCGACAGAGTGTTTACGAGGGGCGGGGCCTGCGTGTCATCTAAGAAGCGCGGGAAGACAGTTGCCTCAAGCCGGGTCGGCATCTCGCCGGGCCGGGTTGTTCGCGTGCGCGCGAGCACGCAGACCAACGACCCGCGCACAATCACGTCGTCGAAAGAGCTTGCCGACGCGTTGGCGCGCGAGGAAGGCGTCGTGAACGCCGACACGGCGATGCGCGTCGGCGCTGTCTACGCGTGCGTCCGCATCATCGCAGAGAGCATCGCCATGCTCCCGATGAAGCTGCACCGCACCGTCGGCGAAGATGCCGTGCATGCGATCAACCACGCAGTTGACTTCCGGTTGCGCAAGCGGCCGAACCGCTGGCAGTCGCCGTTCGAGTTCAAGCGCATGCTGTTTGGCCACGCGTTGCTGCGCGGGAACGCCTATGCGTTCGTGAACCGCGGGCGCGCCGGCGTTGACGAGCTCGTGCCGCTCAGTCCCGACAACATGCGCGTGATGCAGAACGCCGATCTGTCGCTCACCTATGAATACACGCGGCGGGGCGGGAAGCGCGAGACGTTCGAGCAGGGCGACATTCTGCACTTGCGGGCGCTGTCCACTGACGGCGTGCTCGGCATGTCGCCTATCACGGCGGCAGCTCGCGCCGTCGGCTTGGCGCTCGACACCGAGACGCATGGCGCCCGCGTGTTCAAGAACGCGGCTCGGCCGAGCGGCGCCTTGAAGCATCCGCAAGAGCTTTCGCCCGAAGCGGCCAAGCGGCTGCGTGAGCAGTTCGATGATCAGTTCGCCGGCGCCGAGAATGCCGGGCGGACACTCGTGCTCGAGGATGGGCTTGAGTGGACGGCGATCGGCCTATCGAATGAGGACACGCAGTACATCGACAGCCGCAAATTCCAGCGCTCTGAAATCGCCATGTTTTTCGGTGTGCCCCCGCACATGCTCGGGGACGTGGACAAGTCCACGTCGTGGGGGTCGGGCATCGAGCAGCAACAAATGGGCTTCCTCACGCACACGCTGCGGCCGTGGATCGTAAGCGTAAGCGAGGCGATCGAGCGTGATCTGTTGCTCGAGGCCGAGCAGCGCGACCATGAGGTGTTCGTCGACACGCGGCAGTTCGCGCAAGCTGACTTCGCGGCGCGGCAGAACGGCTATCAGGTCATGCGCCGCAACGGCGTGTTGAGTGCAGACGAGTGGCGTCGGCTCGAGGGCATGAATGCCCGGCCCGACGCCGGCGGCAAGCAGTACATTCGCGAGTCGAATATGCAACCCGACGATGTTGGGATGCCCGAGAAGACCGCAGCCCCGGCACCGCCGGCGGCGCGTTTCCGCCTCCCGGAAAGGACGAACCATGCGGCGTGACATCAAGCGCAAGGTGAAGCTCGCGCGCACCGCGCGATCGGTCCGCGCAGACGCGACGCAGGCCAGGCCCCGCATCAAAGGCTTCGCCAAGCCTAGCCTTCGCGCGCCGACAGAGCATCCGATCAAGAGCGACGGCGGCTCGTTCCGGGCCGAGGTGCAGGGCGACGCGCTCGATCTCGAGATCTATGACGTGATCGGCGCGACGTGGGACGGCGCCGGCGTCGAGGCGCGCAAGGTGCGCGACGTGCTGCGCGGCTTCAAGGGCTCGATGATCAACGTGCGGATCAACAGCCCCGGCGGCGACGTGTTCGATGGCGTGGCGATCTACAACGACTTGGTCGACCACGCCGCGCGCAAGGTTGTCGCGATCACGGGCCTTGCGGCATCTGCGGCCAGCGTCATCGCCATGGCCGGCGATGAGATTCGCATGGCCGACAGTGCGTTCATGATGATTCATCGTGCGTGGGCGCTCGGCATCGGCAACGCCGACGACATGACCAAGCTCGCGAAGGTGCTCGGCAAGATCGACGGCGCGCTTGCCGGCGTCTACGCGGCGCGCACGGGCCTCGATGCTGCGGACTTGCTCGAGATGATGAGCGAGGAAACGTGGCTCGACGCGGGCGACGCGATCGACGCCGGCTTCGCCGACGGCGCGCTTGCCGACGCGGACGTGTCTGCGTCCGCGAAATTCGACCTGTCCGTGTTCGCGAACGCGCCGGCGGCGCTTCGGCGCAAGCCGGCGGTCGCGAAGGCAAGCGCCGCGGCACGGGCGCCCGTGGTCGACAAGGAACTCGCCGCGATGCTGCAGAAGCTCGCGGCCACAATGGCGTAACAGGTGCGTTCGGATCAACCTGCAGCAAGGGGACACACCATGCAGGCAAAGCGTAAGATGAAGAGGGCGGGCCTGCCGGGCGTGGGCTTCCCCGTTCGGGCCGAGGCCGCGGTCGACATGGCCGGGCTCAAGGCGCTTGTCGAGACGGTCAACCGCAACTTCGAGGCGTTCAAGGCCGCGAACGATGCGCAGATCGTCGCGCTCAAGAAGGGCTTCGACGACGTGGTGCAGCGCGATCAGGTCGACAAGATCAACGCGGCCGTGACCGAGGCGCAGAAGGCGATCGACGCCGTCAACGCCAAGATCACCGCGATGCGCGTCGGCCCCGGCAACGACAATGGCGCGATGACCGCCGAGGCTCGCGAGCACGCCAAGGTGTTCAACAGCTACGTCCGTCGCGGCGTGCAGGGCAACCTCGCGGACCTCGAGATCCGCGCGGAGCTTCGCACCGACCGTGACGAGGGCGCCGGGTTCGTCGTTCCCGTCGAGATGGACACCGAGATCGCCCGCGTGTCCGAGACCGTCTCGGCCATGCGTCGCCTCGCTCGGGTCGTGCAGGTCGGCACCGACAAGTTCGAGAAGATCCACAACCTCGGCGGCAGCACCTTCGCGTGGGTCGGCGAGAGCGACAGTCGGGACGAGACGAGCACGCCGACGCTGTCCGAGCTCGAGTTCACTGTGATGGAGGCGAGCGCCATGCCCGTCACCACGCAGAAGATGCTCGACGACGGCCGCATCAACGTCGAGCAGTGGCTTGCCGACGAGGTCGCCATCGCCATGAGTGAGGGCGAGAGCGTCGCGTTCATCACCGGCAACGGCGTGAAGAAGCCCGTCGGCATCCTCGGCCTGCAGTCGTCCAAGTACGTCGCCAATGCCTCGTGGGCGTGGGGCAAGGTC